TGCATAGAGATTTGTGCTTCCGGTATTATTAATAATACCAACAACAGTTCTTGCTTCAATATTTATAGTATTTATTGTTCCTGTAAAATTAAATAGGTTCTTAGTTGGTCCCCAATTTAAATAATCACAGATTATTTCGAAAGAAGTTACATTTGTACCGGTAAATAAATTTGCAGAAGCAGACAAGCTACCAATTCTTGCGCCTGGAGCATTAATAATGACATATGCTCCTGCAGGTATCGTATATGCTGATGATGCTAAATATATTCCAGAATCAACTACATTAATAACGTTTGTGAAACCTGTCACACATAAATTTAATGCTGCTTGAATCGTTTGTAATGGCTCATTGATGCTTCTGCCAGAATTTGAATTGTTACCATTTTGGGCCACCCAAAGTGTGTAGGTATATAGATGATTTCCACCCCCCCCACCAGTTGCTCCGATTGTCACGGAAGTAGAATCGCTGGTTATATTAATATTTGGACCCGCAAATAATGTCTTAAACTCTAGATTAGGCACCACAGTTCCAGCGAAAACACCAGTGCCGCCACCAATATTCGTACCGCCTGTAATGTCACCTCCACCGCTTCCAGTCCCGGATACAGTAATTGTATTAGCATCTTGTACCATGTCGATACCAGAGCCTGCAATCAAAGTTCTGAATTGCAAGTCAGCGCCAGATGCAGACGCAAATACTTGATTGCCACCACCTAAGTTAACACCATCAGTAATAGTGCCGCCGGCGGAACTCGTAGCAGCAATTTCAATGCTATCTGATCCAGGGGTTAATATAATATTTGCACCCTGTGTAAGAGATTTAAATTGCATTGTTGGGCCAGAAACGCCAGAATATACTCCATCACCTACCCCGAGATTTTGGCCGCCTGTAATCGTTCCCGTGCCTGATGCTGTAGAGTTGATGGTAATGCTATTTGCATCAGATGAAAGTGTTACATTGGTACCAGCAACTAAAGTTTTAAACTGCATTAAAGAACCAGCTACTTGTGCAAATACACCTTCACCAAATCCAAGATTTTGGCCGCCATCAATTGGACCGCCTGTATTGATATCACCCGCCACAGGAAGTAATGTGATGATCCCATTTGCATCAAATTGCGGGATAGCCATTTCTTGAAACAAATCCGAATTAAACAAAACAAACAGAAAGTCTCCTTTCTGAACTTTTGTTTCTAAATTGTTTTGAAGTTCATTTATAAATCCTGGACCAAACACGATGGCCTGATCTTCTGTTGTTTCCAAAAATAATATACGTGGATTAACACCAACCACGCCTGACTGAAGTACTGATAATGATGTAGCCATGTTGATGTCTCCAATTAAATTAAATTATGGTCCAACGGATGCGAGGTCGCCAGAAACTATCCAGATAGTGTCTGTATATTTCCATGCATAAACAACAGCCCCTGCGCCATTAGTGCCGGCAGGCAATGGTTGATTAGAAATGATAGTAACTCCGGTCCCTGCAATGAAGCTTATCGCGCCAATACCAAGCTGAACGAAAGTAATTTGTGTTCCTATTGGAATAGCCACATCGCTTGTTTGCGGAAGAGTGTAATCACCAGTTACAGGATTGTTATAAACAATCCTGGTATTGCTATCTGAAGCAGCGACTGTTCTTCCTGCGGTTTCTGTAGATGGATCGATTTGATAAGTTACATGATTTATGAAAGTTTGATTTCCATAAATATTATTATTGCTAACACCAGGTCCTGTAATTGATTGAATGTTACCAGCAATTGTTGCACCCAGATCAAATGTTAAAGTAAAGAATATGGCATTAATAATATTTGGTGCAAATTGTCCTGTTGATGTTACATGCACATTTGAGGCAACTTGAGCTACATTTCCATCAATAAATCCACCCTCTATATGCATGTCACCTTGTACAATTTTTGCATATAAGAATAAATTAGATTGTGCGCCTAATAAATTCACGCATAACCCTGCGCCAAAATTAGCTAATTGTGCGCAAGTAATATTTGTAACAGTATTAATGCCAGTGTCATTAATAGTAACAGTCGGATTCAAATTTGATGCAGTAATTGATGCGGATGGAGCATAAATTTGCACACCATAAGAAATGATCAGATTTTCTTGATAATTACCATCATCCAAGACAAAAACGACACCTGTAACTGATGGGCTAAGATTTAATGCATTAATAGCAGCTTGAATAGTTAATTTTGGAAGGCCAATTGATGTGCCGGCATTAAGGTCAGAACCGCCTTTTGCAACAAACTGCACATGTTGAAATATAAAGCTGTTTGAGTTAGGGCTATAGACATTCATTGTGTATACACCGTTGTCGACGGTTACAATAAACATCCCAAAATTTGCACCATCATTATATTGTGCAAATATAATGTCATTTGGCTGAAATTCTAATCCAGCAGATGATACAGAATTGAGATACCCAGGAGCTATTAGCGTCGCATAATCTTCTGAGCTAGTCAGAAACCATTGGCCAGGGCGAACGCCAGTGGCTGAAAATGGATTCTGAGTTATGATGTTAGTAGCCATTTAATAATCTCCTAAGTAAAAAATCATCGAATACGTCTTGCAGATATAACGCCAGTAAATGAACCTGCTCCAGTATTAAAATTTGCTTTTGCAGAAAGATACACAACAGTAGGAACATTCCGATTTACGCGCAAAAACGGAGCAGGCAAACCATATGGAGCTTGGGCAAAATCATTGTTATTTGCAAATGATTTTAAATATGGCACAGGTTCTGTTGAAGACGTTAAACTTGTCCAAACATATAATTGTCCCATAACACCAGCTGTGTTTGCGAAAGCTACTTGACCATATATATCCCAGTCACCTGCCCCAACAGTTATAGAGCCAACATTAACAACGCTGTTATTTGTTGTGCTCACAGGTGATGAAATAACGTTTGTTATAAATTCACCAACATATCCTGTTGCGGCATTGTCTGCAATCGTCGTCCCAACAATTCCATGGGTAGTATCGCTAAATGCAATACTATCTCCTATAAATTGACCAGGTATTTGAAAGCTTCCATTAATACCGGGCAATACGCCGCCTGTGACGCCATTTAGAATACCGGTTCCATCATTTGTGATGCCGGTATAATTTTGAGCGCTTAAATATGCAACCGCGTTGGTTGTTAACGAAAATGTGTTGATTGTAGATACATCAATATATGTTGTACCGCCGGAACATGTTAATCCCAGAATATTTCTGGAATATATGTATAAGGTATTTAAAGACAAAAGACCCGCATTTGTACTATTTATTACATAAGAAGAATCTATATATGTACTTCCGTAATTTGTAAGATTATTTACGGATGAACTTATAATAGTCGTTATATCGGCCGCAATTATTGTAAATGACCCCGCAAAGACTGTACCAGGCGCAAAAATAGTTATTGATTGTCCCGCTCCAGTAGTAGAAATAGTTTCAGTGTTAGTAACATCGGAATCTACAACATAAATAGTCGTAGGAGTAACTCCCGAAGCTGTTATGGCATGTTGGACGGTAAGGAATGGGGTATCAATAGATGTTCCTAAATTTGTATCACTTCCACTGAATTGTGATACCCAAAAAGCATTTGTATAGGGGAAAGTAATTCCAGCGCCCGAGGCAGATATCGTTGTTAAATTACCAACAGTATTAAAGCTAATATTTGCGCCAGCCGTATATGTATTAAATGTCAAATCAGTGCCAGATACGCCTGCAAATGTTGCAGTCCCACCGCCTAAATTAGTAGCGTTATTGATTGTGCCGGTAGCTGCATTTTGGAATGAAGTAACACCGAGTCCGGTCGTGGTTAAAACCTGCCCGGCTGTTCCGTCTGAAGTTGGCAAACTATAAGAAGAATTAAGTAAAAGGCTATCCGCAGAAGCAGCTCCGAGAGATGGAGTAACAAAAATTGGGGAATTTGAACCTGCAAAAGCACCCGTTCCAGTTTGTCCAACTAACGTGGTATCGACTGCATTCTTAGTTGGCATTCATAACTCCTAAACTAAAGTAAATGGCCCGGTAGATGAGGTCACCTGAAATACAGTATTAGCTATAATGCAGGTTAATACAAGTCCATAAGCGGTATTTACCGGCGTAAGTGATCCTGTTAAACCGCTAGTTGTTGAAGAACTTCCCATTACTATATGTTGACCCGCGTTTTGAGCTATTGTATAGCCTCCTGCGCTAAATCCAACTATTTGGATTACGGTACCTGCGGCACAGTTTACAGGAAGCGTGTATGTCACTAAAGAGGCGCCAGCATTGGTTGTATAGCCGGTGTTTGGCAATAAAGAAGCTGTTGTAGTTGTTTGATCAATCCAAGGAAATTGAATTGGATTTGTTTGACGTTCAAACGTAATCGGATCAGTTCCTACCGTTACAACTGTTGGGGAGCTCATAAACCAAAAGCTTAAAGCATATGTAGTCCCAGAAAGCACACCCACAAAGTCACCTTGAACGATTTTACCCAATGCACTTCCATCAAAATCAGGTACCCGTGATAAAACCCATGGAATGCTTACACTTCCAGGATTTACAACTTCATATACGCCATTTTCAACTGAACTTGCTTGAAATGGAATTAAAACTCTCATGCCAACAGTTGTAGTTACTCCATCAAGTACCAATGCTGCCAAAGCTCCAGCATTGGTTAATGTCGCGCCGACACCAGGTGCCATGCCGCTAGGATTATTTACATAAACAGCATTCAAATTAGCTGTTGACGATGCTATAGCCGTTTTAATATTGCTTGCACTTATTACAGCTACCATATATGACTGAAGATCGCCAATCGTATACTTTTTGGTGCTTCCAGACGGACTTTGAGTCAAATCTGTAGTATCCACAGCTGGATATACGTCAGTTATCTTAACAGTATTCCCATTAAGAAGCTGAGTTATTGGCTTAGAATTATATTGGCTCATTTAGCACCTAACTTGGTAGTACGTAATAAGTAATTGAAACGTTAACGCCTGTTTGGCTTGTTAGAAACTGCAAAACTTGCCCAGGAACAACTACTTTGCATCCTGGATTAAGTTCAGCCAATGTTGCAGCAACTGTTCCTGAAGGCAACGTTAAAGTTGGGGATGCGGCAGGGAGAACCCAAACAAGTGGATCTTCAGCAGCAACCGCAGCTTTAATATTGGCCATCAATCTAGAATAGTTGCCGGCTGGAACTGTTACAGTTGTAACTGAGTTGGCAGTTAACGTAAAATATTGTGCTGTATTCGTAAATACCAGACATTGAAATTCGCCGGTAGTAGGATATCCATTGATGTCCCTTATAATTGATAACGGTTGAGACATGATGTTCTCCTAGTAACGAATAAATGGATAAATGTAAGTATTGACAGGCCTTGTTTCAGTTCCGCCAGAAGAACCTGTTACAGGACCTAAATAAGTAGTAGTACTTGTTATTGGGCTTCCAATATCGGCACCAGGAAAAGCATTAGTATTTTGCTGGTGATTATGATTTATAAATTGGCTGTATTCAAAAGTACCAGGTCTTGCACCATAAACACCCGAAACATTGGATATGCGATTGGCTGAATCAAAATCGAGATTACCATCCGGATCAGCGCATCGGAAGAACATTCCTTTAAAATCTGGAGCCTGAAATTGATATGAGTTAATTGCTTGACATGTCAAATTTCTGACAGTATTTGCATCAGCTCCTAACGGCAACAACACCTTGATAGGGGTTCCTGATGCCGCTGGCGGAGAGCTTGTATCTAAATATGAATACCAAACGTAATAACTTAACAAACTTGCAGGATTTGAATTAAATGTAAAATATGTTCCTTCTAAGCTGCCCGAGCCAGGAATAATTACTATAATATTTGTTGATTGGAATGCATTTAGAGCTTCTCTGACGCAATCAGCCACATCTTGGGCAGAATATGTAGCGCTGACTTTTACTTCTATTGGCAATCCGGCTACGGCAGGGGCTGTGTTTGTTCCATCAACATTGAACCACATAAAGTATTGTTGGGAACTACCTTCATTGTAAAATTGAAAATATCTTCCGGCTCCTGCTATTACTAGTGCAGCACCAGACACAGTTGTGAAAGACCAAGCGCTTTTTTGAAATGCAAGCAACCCAGCATAGTTAACTATCGTGAATTGTCCTATTTCACTTTGATTTGTAAAAACAAACCCACTATTACCTGCAGATGGATTTAATAGAGTTCCATGCTCTGAGATTGTTGTGAACAGAACTTGGTTTGGACCAAAATTTGATGCAAACAATCCAAAGTTTGCGCTACCCGTCGTACTGCCGTTATATGTATAAATAGGACTAAAAGTGAATCCAGTGGCCCCCAATCCTGCGCCATCTGCTGCTTGCGGAGAGCCTGCACCAGCTGTATTCCAGCTGATTCTAAATGTGGTATTAGCAGCTCCTGAGAATAAATATACAGCGCTGACATAATTAGGGCCAGTACCATATAAAGGCAAGCCATTATTATAAGGGGTATTAATCAAATAATTAAATAATCTTTTATATGGAATTCCGTTGGCTGAAAATCCTGTAGTCAAATATGTGCTTCCGTCACATGGCATTAAATTATTGTCTGGAATAGGCGTGGTGGAATTGGGGCTCGATATTGGCAATGCAGACATGCCAATTTGACCAATCTGGGATAAATCCCAAGTCATCCCTTGCCTAGTAAGAATTGGCGAGAGATATAAATCCATTCCCGATGGATCGACAGTATCAGCCCATCCCATGACAGAGCGGGTCATCATATCCGCATTTGTTTCTAATGGATATCCTGTTAATACGACATCCCCAGCAACTAATATAAAATCTGTCATTTGAACAGAATATGTAAGATTGTTAGGGAATATAATATCTATCGCAACATAATCATTATTGTTTACTTTATCAATAAATGTCCCGTCATTGCTTCCAAATTGAATTTGAAATTGATATGCAATACTCACATCAGATCCGGATTGAATTGTTGTGACTGCAATAGGAATGTCTTCCGTAGGACTTCCATTTGTTCCAAAAAATTTGTGAACATTAATGGTTACAGAAATTGGAGAAACCGCACTCGCGGCAAATCCAAAAGTATACACGGGATTATTGAATGAAAATTTATTAACATCAAACCATTTAATTCTTAATCTTTTTACCAAATCAAGCGGGTTGACTCGGGCGCAATCAAGCTCTAGTACATATCTGGGGGATTGAGGGATCCCAGCTGGAAACGCAGCCTCAACAAATTTGGCAGTATTTAATGATTCAAGTCCAGCAGGCGTAGGGTTGTCTAACTCAAATGACCAGCCACCTTGTGCTAGCACATTTGTTCCTGCAGAAAGCAGATATGGAGGAGTTGTAGTATTTGGTAAATCGGTATGATTTAAGAATTGACCATTAGGAATATAGTTAAATAGGGTGTCTGCTGTTGGCGTTGATTGGCCGCTGCTGGGATTTGGCCATGCAGAACGAGTAAACTGAGGGACGCCTCCAGAGCTTTGGACGACTATATAATATAAATCTGTATTGCCGTCAGCATCAAAAGGATAATAATATGGAATAACGTCATTTCCATTGTCATCTTGTATTGTCCCCACTGCGCTAAGGATTATAGGGTTTGGCAATGGAGCATAAGTATAATTAGCTGAATTTCCTTGAAGCTCAAACACAGGCTTGGGAATATCTCTATTACCGCTATCATGATAAAAAAATACTTTTCCACCCGCAAGGGGAAGACCAGAATCTTTGTCTACAAAATATTCTTGTAGTGATGGGGCTGTTACAAAGTGTGGGTCTAATGCCATTATTTAATTTCCTCATATTCGGGATTCAAACCAATTCCCATCCCAACCGATCGAACTTTCGGATATTGCTTTCCGGCTTTTCCAAGCAATCTTGCAATTTCCTCATGAACTAAAAAACTCATATCAGGTTTTAAAAAGCTTGCAGCTTTAGGAAGACCTGCTGCTATTGCACCCATAGGCCCAAAAGCGGCTGTTCCAGCCAATCCTCCTGCCAAACCTTGGTAAATGTCACTTCTACCTAACTGTTGCTTTACTTCAGGAGCAAGTTGCGCAAGATAATGCTGTGGTAATATTTTTGGAAATTCACCTTCAATTCCTATTTGCAATTCTTTATTTAGTTTGCTTGGAGTAATGCCATGAGTTTTACCCTTAATTAATTTGCTAGTTATTTTATTATTTTCAAATACCCCAGGACCAGCGGCGTATTCATTTAGGAATGTATTATATTTTTCTTTTGCACCTGGCTCTAAATGTTCATAAGTGTCACCTAGATGTCTTTTGATTGAGCTTCTTATTTCTTCCAAAGCATCAATTCTATCCATATTTGCACCTATTGATGGATCTAATTTTCTAGCTTCTTCTCCAAGTCTGCTTTGTAATTTTTGTCCCATTTTCAAAGTAGGAGTTTTATTGAATTCGTTTTTAAGCGTTTTTGCATGTTTGGACAAATAATCTTTATTACCTTCGAAAATATTATTTATATCTTCTTTAATTTTCCCTGAAAATTTAGTTGCCCCAAACCTTTCTTCTAATGGTTTTAAATAAGATAAGGCAGCGTTTTTTTCTTTGGAAAATTCTTTTTGAATGGCTTGTGTCCAATCTTTTAATGATTCAGCGCGAGTAAATTTATTTGCAACTTGACTAACGCCTTTTCCTAAAGTTCTTGCGATTGGTGGCAAAGCTTCACCAATAGCAGCATATTCTAATCCTTCTATAACGCCCTCTCTCGTATCCTGTGGATTTAAAAGTCCACCCGCAATTCCGCCTGTAAGGATTCTTGCTGGCATCGTAGCTTGATGAGGGCCCGGAATTAACCATGGGGCAATGCTTCCAGTACCTTTTCCAACTTCATAAGCAGTACCTTTTCCTGTAATAAGAGGATTATATTCTTCGCCTGTTAATGAGGAATATGCTGCTTTTGGCATGTTATGCAAAACATCGCCAAAGCCTCTTACCCCTTGCATTAAAGGATTTTGAGCTATTTTTTCCATTGTAGAATATTCTTTTTTAGCGCGGATTTTATCTCCATGCTTGGCATTTAGTTTTTGGAATTCTTTTTCCTTTTCTTCATTCCAGGCCATTATTCTATGCCCTCCGCCATTCTTTCTGACATCAATCTTTCAAGTTTCATAACTTCTAAATCATTGTTTAATGAATTTTTTGTGTTGTATTTTGCCCAATCTTTTTTAATTTGGGATGTATCCATACCACGTTTCCATCCTTCTTCAAAAAAACCAACTCGTTGCTCTACTCGATTTTGCAAAGCAGTCATATAGTCTGCAACATTCATAAATGCTTCTTTATTCATTTTTCTTGTCGGTAACATAGCTTCTAAAAGTTTTAAATCGCCTTCTGATACCGCTCCTGTTCCTCGCAATGTTTCTATTAATTGTTTTTGCAGATTTCTAGTTGCATTGTCTACAATCTGTGCGTTTTCAGATAAGTATTTTGGATTAACATCTCCAAATACCCCTTTTTCATATAATGCTAATTTATCGTATGCATCAACAGCTCTTTTAATATTTGTTCTTGCTTGAGATACTGCCTCAGCATCCTTAAAAAGATTTTCAGTAGTTTCCGCAAACATTTTTTCCTCTTGCACAGCTTTTTGTTCTAATTTTTTTGAGTAAGCGGCCTTTTCTGGCTCAGTCATATACATCTGATCTAAGGCAGATTTTAAATATCTATCTTGTGCAAATTCATTTGTAGCTGGCAGAGAAGATAAGTAACTAAAATATTCTGGTTGATTAACATCCGGCTGCATTTGCTCAGGTTGTCTTTGTTGTTCTTGCATCCCCATTTGTCTTTGACGTTGGATAGCAGCAATATTTTTTTGCTCTGGGGTATATGCACCAACCGAACGAAAATAATCATCCCATTCTTTTTGAGCTTTTGCTTGTTCAAGCGCAATTGAGATTTGCTCCATTTCCAAGGGATTTCTAGCTTGTTTTAATTTTGTTTCTAAAGCAGCTGTGATTGCATTTTGCTGAGCAGATTGAGCCATTGCTTCTTTGTATGCAATATCATTTCTTGCTTGTTCAGGTGCTAAAGCTGCAAGCTCCCCATAATAAGGTGCTTCGGCTTGTTTCTGTTGAACCCCAAAACCTTGAAGTTGATTTTGCAATTGTTGTGCCAATAATTCTTCTTCAGCTATTTGCCCTGCAAAAGGAACCCTAGCGCCTTGTAATTGATTTTGAATTTGCTGTGCGCGACCCTGTCCCAATCCTCTATGCGTTCCCAAGGCGGCTTCTAATGCTGTTTGCATTGGGTTATAAGGGTTAAATTGTAGCAAAGGTATTGGTCCAGCCATTATTTATTCATCCATCCATAAATACCAGCACCTAAGCCTGCGCCTAAAAGGCTGCCAAGCATTTGATTTTGGCTTTGCATGTTTCCATAAGCCAGATTGGCTTGGTTGCCATAAATATTTCCGAGTCCAGAAGCCATTTGATTTGCGGCATCAAAACCTGTTCCGAATAGACCTTGCGTTCCTGCCAGGCCTTGGCCGTATAAACCTTGGTTCATTCCCAGGTAATTCCAATAGTCTTGATTAGCTAAACCTTGAGCTGCGCCCATAGCTTGTTGTTGATGGGCTGGGGTACCTAACATGCCGCCAGCAGAAGCTGCTTGATTAGCTGCGTTCATAGCTTGATCTAATTGAAATTGATATCCAGGTGATTGCTCAAAGCCTTGACCAAGTAATGCCTGGATAGCACCAGGATTTTGCAAAAGCATAGAATATTGGTTTTGTAGCGTTGGCAAAGCTTCTAAACCTGCTTCTTTATATGGGCCATATTGTTCTTGTAGCATAGGCTCCATTTGAGATAGATATCCTTGGACATCCTCCATACTGTTGTCTGAGCCGCCCCAGCTAAAAGGGTTGTACCATGCCATATTATCGCTCCTAAACCGGTGTCAATGTAAACTTATACAAGACGCCATTAATAAAGATGTTTGCAGAATCAGCATTATTCAAAGTAATGTTATAAAACATGTTTGAATTTGATTTTGCAGCCTGTTCTGGTCCCATAGCAGCAATCGCCTGTAACTGAGTAATTTGACTTTGTGTCAGCTGAGGCAATTTATAACCCTCATTTGACAAGTTTAATTGTAGCTCATTTAAGAGCTGCGTCATAATATTTTCCCAGTCAGGGGTTAAATAACCATTCTTATCTACTACCGGCGTTGTTAGGTATCCTGGGATATCCATTAAGCGCCTCCTGTTTCAATCGGTCTGGCCTGGAATACGCCATCAGATACTACAATCCGAGACTTGCTCCAGAATCTAAACTGTACGACTAAATCGTTAACAGCTCCCAGCCTCCAAAATATCATTCTATTCTTACGATCACCCAATAGATTCATAGGGCGCGATATATAGCTTCCAAATGTCTGACCGCCATCTTTAGAAATGCTCATATCAACTCGAGGGGCATAATCTTCTAAAACTTGTTCCGTTTGCAGGAATGTGCCTACATAACCTGTTGGTGTTTCCTCTGATATAACAAAACCGTCTTCGGTTGTTAAATAAAATAAATCGCTTTGCTGATAAAAAGGATCCATCCCCTGCTCAATTGTGAAGGTTAGACTTCCAGCTACAAATCGGCTTGTATCCAACTGTCTAAAGTTATTGCAAATGCGCACACGAGGAATTTGATAGGCACCAAATATATTTTCACTTGGATTAATGATTGGCTCAATCGTGTAATCATATTGAGTAAAATGTGAGTTCATTTCATATATAGACCCATCGCTTCTTAAATCTGTGAAGTAATAAGTATCATTATAAAAAGCTACAGCATTCGCAATGTGATAGTTCATATTCTCATCAGTTAGATAAAAGAACTTCTTAGTATTAAAATCGTAAAGCAATGTGTAATTATCTTCTGGTGAGTAGAATGTCAGTTGGTAAAATACATGCCCGTCAATTTTATAAAAGAACCCATATGATTGCTCAGGATTGATTAAATCGGCAAGCTTAAAGTCGATACCATCCGTTGACAAATGCTCAAATGAACCGCCTCTGGAAATCATAATAATTGGACCTGATTTTTCGTTAGAGCCGAGCCAAGCCACATATTCATCCATGGCACCAATTGTGGATGCGCTCAAGCAGCCATAATCGATTGAAACGCCATTGTTGCGCTGATATGGAAACAGTTGAGCGCCATAATTATTCCATAGCTCTGTCACGGTTGATCCAAAAACATAGATTAGATTGCCCTTTCCAGGAGCTCTTAAAACGGCTTTAGCGTTGGTTGGCTTCGTTTGTATGGCACCATTAACAGGCAATCCGCCAGCGCCCCAAAACCAATTTAATCCGTCATTAGGAGCGGATAAATACCAATTGGCTGAGGTAGTATCTGGAACAATGAAATAACCATCATGGTAAGTGACATAACCAGGAATAATAAGATTCCCAGTTTGTGTATTTGTCGGCAAAGTCGCAGGAGTAACATCGCCAATACCCCAATTGTAAATCCATAAAGCTTGGCCATCGCATATGGCTATTTGATATGCAATATTTTCGTCGATTGATACATCGCCTGAAACAGTGTTAAGCCGGAAAAGCTCGCTGTAGTTTAGAAAACCTATTGCACCTTCTACCCTATAAACCACGTTAGCAAGAATAACAATCATGAATCCGCCACGCGCACTGGCATAGATCCCACGTCCTGGCAGTCCTGGCGCTATTTCTAATGCTTTTTTATATCCAGGCGTAGGCACCAGCCATTCATCAGATACCATCATATTAAATGTTTGTTCGGCGCTTATTTTGGCAAATCTTCCGAACGTGTTTGACCCCACTATCTTGAGTGATGCATCTGATTTTGGCATATCGGACGTAGGGTACATTCACATTCCTATGTTAGCTAACGGGACGGAACCCGCGGGCTATGTTGGCATCCACATACATAAAGCCTTGCTGCGTATTGAAGTACTCAAGCTTGCGCATTGTTAAGTCCATTGGGCTCACATCACGCATATGGTTCTCAAACGCCATTAATTGTTTGACCATCGATGGAGGCGGTATAACTTGGTAATATTCACAAAGATATTGTGCAAGACCATACGTTAAATATTCAATATAGAAATTGTCATATATAAGTGACAGATCTTGATTTAAAACTGTGCTAAATAATTGGTATTTACCAACCAGCTGATAAGCGTAATTTTCTAAAGGCAGATAATAAACATATAAATTTGCGCCGCCGAATACACGTTCTAAATGCCACTGGTATGGCAATGTTGTTATTTTTTCAACACGACCTGTCGCAAAGTAATCTTCGCGTGTTGCTTCTTTCATGCTGAATCGAATTGGATCGCCGCTATTAGGTTGATTCAAAAAGAACGTCAATGATTCGATATGCATCAAGTTAGGAATGAAATACACTTCCTGGCCAGCAATGAAGTTGCCGCTTACAACTTGGTAATATGGAATTAATCCTAAATCTGCTGACTTCATGGCTAGAAAGCCATTTAATCTATATAAACCATCTGAAATCTGCTCGTCACTAACTGTTTCCAGTCCACGAGAAACAATCCCTGATAAATACCAAGAATTGGTTATTAATTGCTGAGACGTAAATGCCATATATCCTCCTAATGGGAAGGGGTGCCGAGGGCTTTATTTTCAGCACCCTTACCGCATACCTCTTATTACAGAGGGAAGGCAATCTTCATCAAGTATTCACCTGGAGCTGTTTTACCCCAAATGACGTCGTTGACATAGCAGAGCTGGTTTTGACCAAGTACCGCACCGTAGGTTAAGCGCAATGAAACACCGGTATCGGTATCCATTTCGTTACCTGTATAGAATGGAGATTGGTCTGGCAAACGTGGCATAGCCAAGTACATTGCATCACCACCAACAACCATTCCGCAACGATGGTCAGGCAATGCTTTTACTTGCATGCCAGCAACAATGTTGAATTGGATGTTTTGGTTTGCATTGCCTAATGTTGCGCACAATGGTGGGTTGATATCGATTGTTACGTTACCAGCCCCATCAGAAGCTGCATCAGCTGTGGCCTGGATTTGCACTTTCAATGCGGTTGGTTTATGACCGACGAAAGTTAAGTAACGCAAGTTAGGTTGACCAACAACACCATCTTGGAATTCCAGGCTGTCAAATGCTTTGATAGCATTCAAGTCAGAAGCGCTAGCACCAGAGAAGGTGATTTGAGTGATGTTATTACCTGTGGGATCATTAGTAGAAACAACAGTCAAAACTTGACCGAGATTACCAACGCTACCTGCCAAATGAACTGGCAACAAGTTTGATTGGTAGTAGCTTACACCCATCCAATCGCCGACCATCCAACTATTAGCCATTTCTTCGTTACGATCTAAAACGAATTGATTCAAACCGGAGTTAACGATTTGTGGAACAGCGATATCAGATAAGTAAACCTTGATGCCATCTTTAGCAAAACCGTATGTACGGTATTGTGCCAACATGTTGGCCAATTGACCAAAAGAGTTGATTTGCGTTACGCCATCACCGAAGAAGCGGTAGGGTTGGGTTTCAGCAAGTTTAGCAACGTCGGATTCGACTTGAGTTGCAAGCTCCATCACAGCGCCTTTACCAACACGCAACATGTAATCTTCAACGTTGAAAATCATTTGTTGTGCGGTGTATGCATACGAAGTGTTATATGCTTGGTTAACTGTTAAGGATTGCAAACGTTGTTGCGTGGGTTGGTAATTAACAACCAGACCTTCTTGCGAAACAAAGCGTGGTGGCAACTCGAAGTTAACCGTGTCGCCTAGGTTACCAACCATGTTTTCGAAATTCTGGAACTTCTTGTTAGAAGTATGAATAAAGCAGCCAAAGTTACCTAAAAAGGCAAGTTGACTCATTTGGTACGTTTGTACCTGTTGTAAAATATTACTTGGCACGGCCATGATGTATCTCCAATCAACTAGTTTATTAGCCGATAGGGTTACGCCA